TTAAAACTAATTGACCTCAATTCCCATTTCTTCCAAATCAATCCAATTGACCGAACCTGAATCCTTATTCAGAATCAGTTGTTTTAAATCTTCTGTCATTTGGGAATAATTAGGATAGATGCTCATTAATTTACTCCATTCCTCAAACGAATAGATGCACGTTGAATGATCGCGATTGCCAATCAATTTTCCAATGTTCTTGTATCCAGTCTCGTTCAGCGTTCGTTCTAAATATATGAAACATTGACGAGCGACAACGAATGGTCTTTTTCTCGTTTTGCTTTTCATCGCCTGAACCAGTCCGAAGATGTTCGTTTCAAATCCAATTTCCTTCAATGCTAATTGTACGCTTTCTTTTTTCAGAAAATAATCTGCGACCACCTCAATCGTTGGCACTTTTGCCAATCCCATTTCATTCAGGACACGCGAGTTTATTTTGTAAATGTAATGCCATCCGAACCCTTTGTTGTGCAAAAATTCTTGCGTTGAAATTAACGCATTTCTTAGTCTTTCGTTTTGTTCTGTAATCATATTTTTGTTTTGTTGTCGTTTTCACTCATCATCCCAATGCCAATTAGCACTTTCATCAGGGTAATCCGACATAGGCACTTCGCCTAACAACGAATCATATTGCATAGCCAATTAAGTTATTTATCGTCAAAATAAAACAATAACATCGTAATCACCATACCTACAATCATTCCAATAATGAATATAGATAAATCTGTTAATAGCATTTTTTGTGCAAATGTCATACGCCTAAGATTATATCGTCTTCTATTATTCTTCTTTGATTTGCGATTGTGCTATTTCTATAACCTGGTATTGCGAAGTAATTCATTTATGTAATCTCTTGATAGTTGTACTTTTTCTTGTAATTTTTTTATCTCTTCAGCATCATATTGAATGTCAAATGTCTTGATTCTATACTGGCTTTCTATCTCGTTGTAGTTGTGTGCTGGTTCAAAGGTTAATTCTTCAGGAGTATTCATTAACACATAAGCTAATTGAGCATATCTCTTGCCTGTTAGGTGCATATACGTTTGGAGCTGCCAATAGTAGTCTTTATTCGGTATAACTTTGTAAAACAAAGGGAAGCTAAAGCAGTCCCAGCTAGACTTTATGTCTATTATTTTTTCATCTAGTATAACGTCAGGTGTTCCGCAGAAGAAATCATCCTCAAAATACTGGTCATTCTTTTCTGCAAATAGCCAACCTTGTTCAGCAGCGGCATAAGTAATAGCATCATCCTCAACTTGATTTCCTTTGTCAAGATATTTGCTGGATATGTTTTTTCGCACTCCGTAAATTTGCTCTTTTACCCACTCTTGCAAGTAGCTTTTGGTAGTCTTTGACAGCACCTCGCCTTTTGAGCGAGGATTTGTCATTAACTTACCAGCTTGCGATGCTCGTATTTTAAACTGCTTCAACTGCATCTTGATATTTCTTTTGATTTGCCTTACTCACAGCATAGTGCTTCATTAATTCAGCTAGGCTTATCTTCTTAGCTAGTGCAGCATTCCATATCTTATCTCCTTCATTGACCAATTGCTTTTGATTTGCGACTGCGTTTTGCACTTCATCAGCACTTGCGACAGAAGTTGTAAGACCTATGCCAAAATTTGCCAAAGCTCTTCCCCAAGCGGATGTTTCGCAATTCTCTACATACGATGTTTTGTTGATAAATGTAGATCCTTTTACTTCTTCAGCTAGTCCATTAGCTATCACTACTCCTTCGGGGTTAATTACTCGTGCTTTGATGAGGATAGTTGTTTCAGTCTTCTCTAACACTTCAGATGTTAGCGAATAACCTGAGTAGTTTTCTCGAAAGTATATAAGCCTTTCATTGACTTCTACATACTCTTTTCCTTTGATGTTTACTGTTTTTAATTTCATAATATTGTATTGTAATAATTCATAAGTGATTGGTTGTACTTGTTAGCATTAGCGATAGCGACCTTTGTCAGATCTGTAATGCATTGCTTGTTATTTTCTGTTACTTTCCGTTTGCCTTGCAATACGCTATTAAGCGTATGAATAGAAACGTTGTTTCGTTCGGCTACTTCCAGCCGCTGTACCTTGTTAGTTGTCGCCAGTAAGACGTTCTTTAATTCGGTGCTTATTTTTTCTTGATACTTCATATTTTACTTGTTTTAATACTTCGCAATTCTCATATAGTTCTGCTTTAGTAAAAATTAACAACTACACTTTGCTCTTCATAATCAACTTCTATGCTTACTATTTGAATATTGATGCTATTTGTTTGTTTTTTAAGCTCAACAGATAGTGGCTCTATTTCGCACTCAAATTCTTTTGCATACGCATTACCTTCTAAATCATCTGTTGTTCCTTGTACGGATACTTTATTTATTGTTATATTAGTGATTAACCCATAGTTGTAATTATCAACATTAATATCCCAATCTAATATAGCTTTTTCAATTCTTGCATTTTCGCCAAAGAAGCCAAAGCCGTATGATTCTATTTCGTTTGATACTAGTATTGTCTCCATTGGTATATCAATTCAGCCGCAGCAATTAAACCTATCGCCAGCACAAGGACAGCCGATCTTGGTTCTTCTACTAGCCAGCATACTATCGATAGAGGGATAAATGCTGTTGTCATTTTTAATATTCTTTTTTTCATATTGTATTGCAAATATATACTAATCTATTAAATGATTCTTTAATTGGTTAGCAATTCTTCTAAAGTTTTTATTGATGTATTCTTGGAAGGCTGCATCTGGATGATTGATTTCAGATACAAAAGGCTCTAGGCGTTGGTCAATTCCAATCATTCCCCAAAATTCAAAAGCTCCTAGACCTTCTTCTACCATTTCATATTCCACCTGAAGGGTAGTATCTCCAAGCCTATCAACGATTGCTGGATCATAGCAAAAGTCTTCGGTAATTATTTCTACTTCTCTGTATTCCATTTTGTTTTAGCTTCTGCCATTTCTCGTTCATACATAATTTTTGCTTCTTCATAGTACATTTTTCGATACTGATTTGCCAGTGCTGGGCTCATCTCGTATCTCTTGAGGAGGGTGTCAAGATATTTGTATCGTTCCGCTAGGTATTCTACACTTTTTATTTCCATTATTTTGTATTTTTTATAAGTACAAATATATAGTGCAAAAGTAGAATACAAATAATTTTTTTAAGTTATTTTTATTTCCAGCATATCCCTAGTGCCTTTTTTGCTAGTGATTAATAGGCTCTTGACTACTTTGTAGCTGTCTGATTCAAAGATTATATCTTCTACCATCTTAACCATTGCAACGCAATTAGATGCGTCTAGCGGTCTTGACTTAAATGTAAAGTGGTATTCTGTATTGTACGTATTTGGTGGCAGCTGTTGGCTAAATTGTGAGCGAACCAAAACGGTATAGTTGTCTTTTAGCTTTTTTCTTTTGGTCCAGTGCATACCAGCATACCATTTATTTAGGGATACTTTTGGGAGATCATATAAAATTATGTTCATTCAACAAATGTATTACTTTCGCAGACGATATGACAAAAAGGACTTTGTATATAATTAAATACTAGAAATGCCCATTGGGAATTTAAAATTAGAAAAATAGTTTTATATTTGTATTGTGAACAGCGTAAGAAAGCAAATAATTTTTATTAACAATATTAGCCTTTGGGTAGGTTCATTCTTTATAAGACTGTTCACACCCTACCCATTAGGCTTTAATTTAAAAAGTGAACAGTATGATTTTCGAACACGAGAAAGAACTAATTGATTGGTCTGGCAGCCAATTATCTGTAATAAAAACTGCCAAAGGTATCACCATTAGAGTTGTAGATGGATTTAAGCATTGCGACTTTACATTTGAAGAATCCGAAGTATATCAAGTGATTAGTTTTTTAACTAAAAAGACTAAAAAAAGATGAAAGGTTGGATTAAAATACATAGGCAGATGCAAGAGCATTGGCTATGGAAAGATAAACGAGAGTTTAGCAAGCTAGAAGCTTGGATTGATATATTGCTAACTGTTAATCATTCTGATACAAAGGTTTTATTAGATGATCAACTTTATACTGTTAAAAGAGGTCAATCAATAAACTCACAATTAACTTGGGCAAAGCGTTGGAATTGGACAAGGTCTAAGGTTAGAAGATTTTTAAAACTTCTTGAAAGTGATTCTATGATTGAACTAAAATCGACCAACAAAACGACCATCTTAACTGTATGTAAATATGATAGTTACCAAGACGAGCGAACATCAAATGAACATCAGATGAACATCAAAGGAACATCAGATGACCATCAAGTGAACACAAACAAGAATGATAAGAATTATAATAAGTATTATACTGACAATTTTTTACTATCTGAAGTTGAAGGAATTGACTCATCAAAATTGACAGCCAAAAATAAATTAAGCTACCATATTCTTACAGGATTGGTTGCAAGGGTTTATAAAGAAACAGATGAAAAGCTAAAAACAAAAATGACGTCAGAGCCAATAGTTGATACTATACGCAAGCTAATAAAAATTGATAAGTTTTCAGATAAAGATATTATTCTTGTTTTGGCATACCTAAAATTTAAAAACGAATTTTGGTTGACTCAAGGAATGCCGAGCTTTGCTAGTGCAAGGAAGAAAAAAGATGGACAAACTAAATTTGAAAAGATACATTTTAAAGCTTCATTGGAAACAAAAAGGGATGATCAATTTTATGAAAAAGTAAAGAAACAGATTCAATGGTACGAAATACAATTAAACAAATAGCTCAAGAAAACCACAACGCTGGTTATTGGATAGTACCTACGAACGGCAAAGTTCCAATTGGCGGAAGTTGGAAATCTGAAAGTAAGCCAGAAAAAGTTATTAATAGTTTTGGAATTGCTTGCGGTAGTTTATCAGGAGGAATAGAGTGTCTTGACTTTGACAATAAGTTTGGAGATGTCGTTGATATAGTTGATGAATTTACACTGGATGAACAGATTGCTCAATTATACCTTGACAGCAAGATAGTAATTGAATCTACTCCTAGCGGTGGTTATCATTTTATATTTAAGTCTGATTTTTATGAAGGCAATCTGAAGCTTGCAACACAGACTAGAAATGGTAAAAAGGAATGTGTTATTGAAACTAGAGGCGATGGTGGTTATTTTGTAGTATCTCCTAGCGATGGTTATGACTTCATACACTTGCAAGATGAACAAGGAAACGAAATAAAAAACGATATAACCAAACTTGTAAAGCTGACAGAATCAGAACGCAAATACTTAATTAATAAGGCTTATAGCTATAATCAGGACATCCAAAAGGTATATCATCAACCTATACAACCACCTAAAGAAGTCAAAGCAAACATAATTGAAATATACAACCAAGACCCAAATAGCAAAATAGAAGCTTTAGTATTGCTTGAGGGATTAGGTTGGCAGTTTAGAGATAAGCGATATGGCAAAGGTTATGATGCAGTAAGACCAGGTAAAGATTGGAAAGATGGTATTTCTGCGACCTTTGGTTATGTAGCCGACGAAGTGTTTTATATTTTCAGCAGTAGTTGTCAATACTTTGAACCTAACAAAGCCTATGACCTTTTTGAGATAAAGAATGTAATAGAGTTTGGAGGCAATTCTAAAGAATGTGCGAAATCACTATACCAGCTATATGATTTTCAACCTATCGAAATACCAAAGGTCAATGTTGAAGAATTAGATAGTGAGCTTCTAGAATGTAAAATTGACCCAACAAAAACAATTAAAAAGCCTCCAGTAATAGTTTCAATAATCCAAAAAATAAATACTACCGATAATGGAATAATAACACAAGAGGTGGACATATTAAGTCTAGGCGATTTAAGCCTCTTGCAAGGTAAGCAGAAATCAAAAAAGACCTTTTTCACAAGCAGCTTGGCAGTGAGTTTATTGAATTCAAAGGTTCACAGAAAAATAAAAACTAACGTACCAAAAGACAGAAATCGTATTGCATTTTTTGATACAGAGCAGTCAGCTTATTATGCACACAAAACAAGTCATAGAATTTACAGGAATGCAGAAAATGACCAGTTTGATTATTATGCCTTAAGAGATAAAACACCTAGCGAAAGGAAGCAAATAATTGAAAGGTACTTACAAAAGGAGAAAAGATGCAGCTTTATATTCATTGATGGTGTTGTGGATTTGCTTCACGACTTTAATGACTTAAAGGAATCAACGGAGACAGTGCAGTGGATTATGATCCTCACAAAAAAATATAACGTCCATTGTATGGTTATACTCCACGAAAATAATGAAGGTGTCAAAGCAAGAGGGCATATTGGAACGATGCTGGCTCAAAAAGCTGAAACAGTTATAAGGATGGAAAAGAATAAAGACGACAGCAGCAGAAGCACTATAATAGCAAAAGATACAAGAGGTAAAGATTTTATGGATTTTGATATTGTAATTAATGAAAATGGACAACCATATTTTGAAGTAAGCAGTTCAAGTAATTTATTCTAACTTTGTAGATATGAATCACTATTACACCAGTGATGGGCAGAGGGTAACCAAAAGTGTAATTGACAGGAAAGTACGAGAAGCGAAAGCCAATGCTTTGAGTCTTCAGTTTTGGGAATACGGATACAACTTCTGCACTGATTGTCTTCGCTCCAGCGGTGTGTACTTAGATTGCAGCCACAACATAAGTGTCGATAAAGCTCAAAAAACTAGACAAGCAGAATTAGCTTGGGATGTAGAAAACATACGGGTGCTATGCAGAAGCTGCCACCAGAAATACGACAAATTATATTTAAGAGTGAAATGGAAGAAGTAAACTTTTACTGATATGCAGAATCACTTGGCAAATGTGATGAGCAATGCAATGCATCTAAAGAAGAAATAAATGGACAACTATTATATATTTAAAATATGAAAGGATTATACCAGGTTACTGCAATGAGAGCTAAGAAAGTAATTAGCTCGGAGGTCTATGGAGACATAGCGGAGAAAGATATTCTATTTAATCGCTTAATGAGTCGTCACAAAATACCACATAGCAGAAGGCACGAATGGAAATTACAAGAAGTTAAATTAAATAAAGAAATTAATGACTAAAAAAGAACAAATGGCACACTTCGGTTATATAACTAGAGAGATGAAAAAAACATTATTTAGCAAGGGAGATGACTACGCAAATACAGATAGGTTATCAAACTTTAAATTAGCTGGTGCTATTGCTGGAGGAGATGCCAGAACTAATTGTCTTAACTTAATAGCCACTAAAGTAGCTCGCTTGGGGGTGCTGATTAATAGCGACCAGGAGCCAAATAATGAAAGCATAGCCGATAGCATTTTAGATTTAGCAAACTATTCTGTACTTTTGTCAATGATAATAGAAGAATAATGGAAAATAAAGAAAAAGTATTTGCAGATGGCTTTATGTTTAAGATCAACCCAAACAGCCCTGAATGGGTAGTAGGAAGCCTATCTTTGAAAGCAGACGAAGCGGTTAAGTTTATCCAAGAGCATAGAGATAATGGATGGGTAAACCTAAAAGTAAACATAGGCAAAAGTGGCAAGCCGTATATCGAGCTAGACACTTGGAAGCCTACAAGCAAGTCAGTAGCTGCTGACAAAGAAAATCTACCTTTTTGACCTTAGAGCATATATATTTTGATAAGTCGATTAGAGACTATGCTTTAAAGCTAACCAAAGACAAGGTGGAGGCAGAAGAGCTAGTCTCTTTGGCTTATGAGATATGCAAGTCAAAACCATCGGTAGAAAATCAAAAGGGTTATTTCGCAAAGATTATGCGGAACCAATGGCTTAAGAAATGCAACAAAAAAGACCCTTACTTCAACAATGAAAGCTCCGAAGACATTGATGTAGACGATGTATTGGCAAGAATGAATCACTACTACGCCAACATCCTGATCGCTATCAAAAATGGTGAGAATCTAACACAAATACATCAAGGAGCTAAAATCGGCTATCGCACATTGAAAGCTGACTACGCAAAAGCCAAAAAACAATTTAAGTTAATGTACGAAAATAAAATAAAGATAGCTGTTGTTTTAAGGTCAATCAATGGTGTCAGCTATCACCGACTCCTAATGCCACTTGCAAAGTTTCATAGAGATTACGGCATAGAGGTTAAAGTGCTGCTAAATAAAGATGATGAATTTCTAAAGCAGCTTGAAGGCATTACTCACCTTATCTACAATCGCAATATTTCAGGTCTTTTGCAGCCTGAAAAGTGTTATAAAGTGTTAAAGTCTTTAGGAATAAAGGTTATATGTGATGTAGATGATTACTGGGTATTGAATAAAAAGCATCCGCTAAAAACGTATTACGAAAAAAGCAAATTACCAAAATGCATAACTAAGAACTTAATGTTAGCGGATATGGTTTGGTGTACTACTTCTATCTTAGCTGAAAAAGTAAAGCCGTACAATAAGAATGTGGTAGTGATAAAGAATGCAATAGACCCAACCGAAAAGCAATTTGCATACGATGAACTGGAGCTAGACTTTGACACTTTCTTTTATTCAGGAGGCAGCACGCACCTTCAGGACTTAAAGCTGCTAGGTAACGCATTTGACAATGAAACACTATTTTTAAAGACGCCAAAGCTCCCAAAGCGAATGCACGGAATAAAGGTTGAGATAAGTGAAATACAGAACTACGCAAAGGATTATCAAGATTGTGGTATATGTGTAATACCTCTGCAAGATAATGTATTTAATAGTTGTAAATCAGAGCTAAAAATGATTGAGGCTGGACACTTTGCAAAGCCAGTAATGGTTAGCAATGTTGATCCTTACACTTTGCTAGCAACAAATAAAAATAGCTTAAAGGTATATAATAATGATTGGTCTGCCGCAATAAAGAAGATCAAAGGCAACCACCAAATGCAAGTTGATTTAGGATTGAAGCTAAAAGAAGATGTAAGCATTAAGTATAACCTGACAAAAGAAAACGAAAAAAGACTACAAAGTTTATGAAATACAAAGCAATTAAAAGATTCAGAGATAGCCTAAAGGGTAAAGTCTATAACATAGGCGATGAGCTAACAGTTACCGATGAAAAACGAGGTCAATACCTTGTTGATTTAGGTATGGTACAAAAAAAGCGAGGTAGAAAAAGTGAGCGAAGCACTAAGAAAAAACATTGAAATAATCGTAAAGCAGAGTGGCGGTAGGCTAGCTGATGAAGTCAAGCAAGAATTCATCCAGCTATGCCAGCAAAACTTTAACTACCGACCTGATATGACTTGCGGAAAATGTATCTATAAGCACGCTGTAAAATTGCACAACCTATGAAGTTAAGTGATATAAAAGCAAACCCTAATAACCCTCGTATTATAAAAGACGAGAAGTTTGAAAAGCTAAAAAAATCTATAACAGAGTTTCCAAAGATGATGGCACTTCGTCCTATGGTTATAAATGAGGACAATATAGTCTTAGGAGGTAATATGCGATTGAAAGCATTAAAGGAGTTAGGATATACCGAGCTTCCAGATGAATGGGTAAAAAGAGCTGAGGACTTAACAGACGAAGAGGCAAGGCGTTTCATTATTGCAGATAACGTAGGCTTTGGAGAACACGACTGGGAGATATTGGCTAACGAGTGGGATGCTGAGGAGTTAGCAGATTGGGGTTTAGAGGGCTTTCCTTTTGATGACGCAACCGAGTTAGAAGCTGAGGAGGATGACTACGAGCAGCCAGACGATATTCAAGTAGATGTAGTTTTAGGCGACCTTATAGAAATAGGAGAGCATAGGCTTTTATGTGGAGATAGTACGGATTCAGACCAAGTGGCGAAATTGATGAATGGGAAGAAAGTTGATATTGTTTTCACGTCGCCCCCTTATAATGGAAATACGGGAGCGGATAGAGATAATAAAACAGAATTAAAAGGGCTTTATTTAGATAATGAAACAGACAACAAAAGCAGTCGAGAATATATTCAATTCAATTTTGATGTTTTTAAAACTATAAAGACAATTGCAAAAGATGACATTGTCATTCTTTACAATATAAACTACAATAGAAACTCACCGAGTGAATACATTGATGTGATTAAGAATGCAACAAACGTTTTTGATTTAGTGGAAACAATTGTGTGGGAAAAACAATTGGCAATCAGTTTGCAAGGCGACAACTTGACGAGAATTTACGAATTTATTTTTGTATTCTATGGTGGTCAAGGTAAACCTAAAATGAACAAAGAACAAACGGAATGTGTCAAGAATCTTTGGACAATTTCGAATGTTGGTGCGAACACTGACATTCACAAGGCTTGTTTCCCTATCAAATTAGTAGAAAAAGGCGTTTCCCTATACGCTAAAAAAAATGCTTTAATTTATGAACCATTTACGGGAAGCGGAACAACTATGGTCGCAGCACATCAACTTAATCGTAAATGCTATGGTATGGAGCTTGACCCTAAATATTGCCAAGTAATTATAGATAGGATGTTAAACTTAGACCCTAATTTAGAAATAAAGATTAATGGAAATGAGTACAAAAAATGACATACAAAAGGCTGCAATGCTTGAGGCTTTAGAAAAGTCTTTAGGTATAGTTACCTCTGCTTG